GAAGCGACTGACATGATATTCACGGTCAATCCTATCGGTGAGCAAAATGTCAGCCCTGTGGTATGCACAGAACGCACCGAAATCCTCCATCCACATATCGTGGTGAGTCATTCCTTTCATGTCCACCTTCCACCACTCAGGGTTGTTAGGGAACAACAATTCCCCAACCGCACCAAGTCGCCTGTCAGCCAATTGACCGTTGCCTCCATCACGCCACACACGCTCAAAGCCGTGGTTGCGATCCGCCAAGTCAATGGTCATGCGACCAAGCATAACCTGTGTGCCTTCTTGGTAAGCACCCGAACGAGGGAGGTGGGTCATTGGTGGTGAAGCACACGACAAAGGCGATGCCCAATCCAATGACAATCCGTGATGTTTGAATCGTTTGTAAAGCATGGGATAGTCAGCAAAATTGCCCGCCCATGTAGTGATGATGTCAGGGTTCAATTCCTCAAACGCCTGTGCAAATGCCTCAAGCATCTCCTTCTCGGAACGGAACACAGGGGATAGTGTTGATAGAATTGAAGCCGTTGGATGCCAAGTCCACTGTTGGACATTGACACCATCGGTGGTGTAGCCAAGCATTGTTATCTCATCCTGCTGATTCCATTCCATGTCAAAGCCACCTGCCCTGACAACACGATCGAACCAATCGGGCATATCGCCCGCATCATAGGTATCAATGCAAAACCTGTCAACGAATTGAATGTCAGCCTCCCATGTATCACCTGCAATCTCACGCATAGCCCGTATGTCCTTTGAATTGGGGGCATACACCTTACGCAGGACACGCCCTTGAGGGAATGCCTCTGATGCTAATGAATTTCCCGTTTCATCACTCATTTCCCATCCAAAGAAACGAGCATCAAACAAATGAGTCAATCGCTCATGGAGTCTTTCGTCATCAAGGACATAGAAGTAAGGGCGGAAGTTATGGTGTTCTTCAACCAACGAACCATGCTCATCCCGATAGCGGGTGTAAATGTGTTCTTCTTCGTCTTCTGTGATATATCGCTCAATTATCATGCGTTCCCCTCGGCTTCTTGCCGAGGCGCAACGATGACGGTTGTTCCTGTTTGCTGACCCTCCAATGCTTCGTGGCGAAGCAGTAGCGGCGTGTCAGCACCACAGGATAGATGGACTGCACCTGCACTCGGCATAGCCTTTAGTGCGTCCAACAACCATGAGCCAAACCAAATGACACTTTCCTCCTTGTCGTCATCCGAAGTGTGTGCTGTGGCATCGATCTGATGCTCAACACGAATACCATCTCGGAGGACAGCGTAGGTAAGCGCACTTTCGTTGTCGCAAATCAAAGAGAACAAAGCACCGTTGCTGATGGCTGACCCAACCTTTTGAAATTGGCGGAAGGTCTGTGCCTCAAAGGTGTAGGTGTGTTCAAAGGGGGATGAGCCGAATTGCTCATACCCACCCTCAGCCGATGCTTGGAGTGTGCCTGACAATTGCTCAACGCCCGCCGACGATGTGGCCGTAGCCAATGTAGGAATGCGGAAGAAACCACTACCTGATGAGATGGTGAGGTTATCGCCATCAAAGAGCAGGGAAACTGTGCCTTCCTCGTTTTGTGGTAAATCCTTGACGAGCGACAACAGCGTTCCCAATTGACCGACAGCGAATGAACCACCTTCGGTCACCTCAGCACCCGACCAACGAGTGATGAAGAATGCTCGGTCAGCCGTCCCTGATGCGTGGATGCGTTGTGCATCCTCATCTGCGTGGAGAACAAGATCGTCCATTGAGCCAAAGCCTTTCATAAACGAATTGAAGTGGTTGCGATTGATTGTAATTGATACCATCACTCATCACCTCTTGCGATGTCAAAGTCGCCACCCTTCATGCCGTCCCATCCAAACCATGTTCCGCCATCGTTGTTGCGCTCAAAGAGTAGGTGTCGTCCACCTGATTGGAGTGATGTGCGGTTCGCCACGACTCGTGCATAACCACGCACAATGCCTGTCAATTCACCGTTCTCATCCCGTTCCTCTTCAACCTCGGTATAGACCACCTGTTGTAGGTGTCCTTCCGTGTCCTTGAGCCACTTGGGTGAGTCCTGACCGACCAATTCATTTCCTGTCTTGTCGTAGGCAGGTTTCATGTGTGTAATGATGTAAGCATGGACTCCACCACGACATAATTCACGGAGAGCGACCATGGCGGTTTGATAGCGAGTAGCACGAATGTTCCAATTGAAGCGACCGATTTGTGTAGTAGCCTTTTTCCCGGCCACAGCGATACCATCAACACCCAATTCAAGATCGTCCACCTTCATGCAGGTTTCAGTAATGTGTAGCCAATGGTCTGCGCCGTCAAATACGACAGACTTGAGGTAGGGATTGGGCATTTTACCATGCTTTGCGTAGTAATTGTTCTGTTCCTCCATTTGAGCCTGTCCTGCCTTGAGGATGTCCACGGTCTTTTGAAAAGTAGCAGGGAAGTCATACGGCACACGACTGTCACCATAATTGAATACCCAAGGATTGAGGATGACGATGTTCGCCGCCTTGTCCTTGTGGTGTGCCGCTTTCGTGGTTTCCCCACCAAGATCGAAGTCCAAGTGCCAAATTTCAGCACCGTTGGCGACTTCATCAGGGGTGAGGCTGTCAAGCACCATACCCGTCTTTCCTGTCTTGGGATGCCCTGCGATACCGCACATCACATAGGTGTCCTGTCGGACAGCCATGGTGCGTGCTGATTGAATCATACGAGCGATGAGAGGGTTCATGTTGGCCGATGCGTTGAACGCAGGTGCTTCGTGAGCAACCGCCTTCGGCTTCTCAGTCTTGACCTGTTTCTTTGCAGGAGGTAGGGGTCTGTCCTGAACCTTCTGTTGTTTGTTAGGCTGTTGTGCCTTCTTTGGTTGAGCCTTCTTCTCAGCACCCTTGACAGGTGGTTCAAAATTGCCCTTCTTTTCCTTGAATCCGTCCAAAAATCCTGTTCCCATCATTCATCACCTCCGACACCGAATCCGCCAAGGTTGCCGAGGTCATTGGAGTCCTCGCTTGGCTTCTGTGCAGGAATGGATTTCTTGGGGATGGCGTAAATGCCCTGAGCGTTAATTTTCACAATTTCGTCCCCGTTGGTGTTGGTGTAAGAGTCTGTGCGACCCACAACCCAAATGCGAGAGCCACGAGCGTATGGTAGCCACTCGTCACTCTTCAAGACACTCATAGCGTTGAATTTGTCATGGAGAAGCCCGTTCACACCAATACCAACACGAGCGTTGGGATCTTCTCTTCGGAGGACTTGATTGGAGATGGAGAGGTAATAATCACGACCCGTTGAGTCCCATTGGGACTCACGGCCTTCGTGGTTGATGTCCATGACACCGCCAACAACAGCGACCAATGGGCCGTCATATCGTTGGTTGCCGTTCCTATCAACATAGGACTCTCTTCGGTTGTTCAAGTGATGGTCAAGGAGATCTTTGAGGTTCACCAAAGCATCTCCACAGGTCGTGAGGAATTGCTCAGGCTTGAAGAGGGATTCACCCGCTTCACGGTTTTGCTCAGGAATCCAATCAAGGCCGTAGGCACAAGCAGGGTTGCTGACCGAGAGTGTAGCACCGCTGTTGTTCCAACCACTTGCATCGTATTCACCCTTGATGAGGACAGGTTGCCACAATTTCCAATTGTGGTCTGCGGCTTCCCATTGAGCCTCAACCTTGAGAGTCATTGGCCCTTCGGACAGGAATTTGTCTTTGGTGTTGCCGTGAAATGTCCACACAGCCTTCGTCATGTAGGCGAGAGTGGGGGTGTTGTCGGGTTTGAGCATGGCGATGTTCACCTTCTCGTTGATTGGGATAGCCCAAGCAGGTTGCGAATCGGATGGTTTGTCGCTGATGAAAACACCACGACTGTGTTCAATATGCCATTTGCCGTCCTTCGTAAAGGCACGACCAATACCCACCTTGTTGCCGTTGTAATTGAAGCCGTTGTTGATTGCACCCGTCAAGTCAGCCGTAGCCAAATCGATCGCCATGTCACGCTTACGCTTCATCAGGTCTTGTCGGCGGTCAAAGCCGATGAAAGCACCGACCCATTCTTCGCCTTTGCCTCCTGCGCTGACTCCACTGCCGCCCGATGGACGAACAGCGAGGACGAACATATCCGCATAGTGGTTGTAGTCTTCGTCCTCCAAATTCATGGGGTTCTCTTCGCAGTCAGTCCACATCTCAGGGAAGGTTTCACCCATCCATGAGCCAAAAGACCCAAGTGCTTCATTCCACTCAACACCCAAAATGTTGGATGCCTCAGTTATACATTCGTCGCCAATTTCTCTATCGTTGCTCATATTTTACACCTCTTGTTGTAATCCCCGACCATAGATCGAAGGAATAGGACATCACCCGATACCCAATCGGATGATTTAGCCGCCCACTGACCCAAAATCAGTAGGTGGAGAAGGGCGACTTGAATACCAATATCGCCGCCATTGTATTTTGACATACACAGGTCATGTAGTGTGTCTATGACATCATCACGCATCAAACCCTGTCGGTCTATTGAATCAATGTTAGTCAAAGCGTCCTCCCATTCATGTTGAACGATGGAGTCATAGAGTGAAATGACTGCGCTGTAATCCTGAACCACAGCGGAAGCGAGTGCTTTGGGGTCGTTGGGGTCGCATATTTGCATGGTCTTTAGGCACGCTCGCAAATCCCCATCGGTTTTGCTAATCAGCGCATTAACGCTGAACAACCAATCCTGTGGGAAACCCTCGTTCTCAATGATATTCTCCAAGAACGATTCAGCCTCTTCACCTTCAAGGCCACCAAAATTGTAGGTGGGTAGCCTTGAGCGAAGGGCGGGAATGATACGACTTACCCGGTTGCAGGTAAGAATCCATAGTGTGTGTCTGCCTGTGATCTCAATGATTTGGCGCATAGACTCTTGAGCATCGGTGGTCAAACCGTCAGCCTCGTCAAGGTTGATGACTTTGAAAGTCGCACCAACAGCCTTCTGTTCAGCCAATGGCTTGAGCCTATCACGCACGAAACCAATGCCTCTATCGTCGGAAGCATTGAACACATGGAAATTGGATTCAAAGGCCGAGCCGAGCATATCCTTAGCGATTGCTCGTGCGGCTGAGGTTTTACCTGTTCCTGCCTTACCGTTGAAAATCACACCGCCACAGCGGAGAGAACCCGCAACAGCCCATGATTGAGAATCATTTTTGAGTCCGTCCAGACCGACCATGTTCCTCATGGTGTCGGGTCGGTATTTGAGCCATAACTGTGTCATTGGTATTCCTCCGTTAGCAACCATCCCAACACAGGGTGGGGTATAAAAGGTTCGGTGTCAAAACAAGGCATCCTGTTTCCCCCCCGGTAGTGGCGCAGTCGTGCGTTCTTCGCTCTTTTTTGGTAGCGTTCCTTTATTTGGGATGGTTAGAAAATCCAAATCATCCTTCGTAAGACTCAAAGACACCGAGCGCACGAATTCTTTGTCCTTGGCGAGGCGATGAACCCATACCCTCTCCGATCCTCTCAAACCAAACGCCTTCAATATCGTTTTGGAAACAGGGCGTTGTCGTTTGTCAGGAAACATCAAGCGTTTCCTCCCCACTCCGTTGTGGGACAAAGCCAAAATGCTCGCCACCATCTTTTGTGGTATTCTGTGGGCGAATTCCCTCGCACACATTTGAATGCCCATATTATCAGGATAGGTTCTCATTAACACATGGATGGCGAAGTCAAGACTCCCCTTCATGCCGACGAGTGCTTGAGCAACCTGCGTCCGATCCCACTCACTTGTGTAAAGTCGTAGCACATCAAAAAGGCGTTTCGGTAAGGGTGCTTCGTATTCGGAAACAGCGTTAGGACAAACGGCGAACCAATCATCCACCTCCGTGTGTGTTTCATCATAAAGCATCGGAATCATCCTCCAATACCTTCAACGCCTCGTCCACATCATCATGGAATTTCAATTGAGGAATGCGACCATTGAAGCGTGATACCATCAACCAACCTGCGGGTTCTTTGGTGAATTCCTGCATGGCTTTAGTGAGGCGAAGTAATTTTTGAAGGTGTTCGGTTTCGCTGTATTTGTTTTGAACCGGGAGTCCGTTGGACTTTAGCACATCAACAACACGCTCAGGCATCTCTTTCCTTCCGAAGAGGATGCACTCAGGTCTTACCTCATAGCCTGTGGGGTTCTTTTGACTGAACCGCACAGCGATACGAAAGCGTGCGTTGTGGGCGAGCAACAGCATGGTAATCGTTTCCTCATCAACCATCCACATCACCCGCCAAGTGTTCAAGATCCTCAACCGCAACGACATCGCTGAAACCCGCATTGGGTATGATGTCAGTGATTGAGCCTGAGATGATAATACCACGACTGTCATAGGTGGCGTGGTGTAATTCAACCTCCACGAATGTAGCACCCTTCATTTGTGCTATTTCACCCACGATGGCTTTGCTATCCTCCGTGAGCCGTTGAAGTCGCTTCTCCATCTCCAATGAATCAGCCTGAATCTCAGCGACTTCATAGTAGGAGTCAAGACCATCTCGTGCGGCGACACGCCAACGATTCATCACGAGTCCACGAACAGGGTCATCGGTGTAAATACCACCAAGCAAACGCAGGACTTCACCCCTGCTCTTTGTGCTAAAGCGCACGATTTCCTCCTTCGTGTTGTTGTAGGTAAGGATCCCATCACGGGAATATAGGAATGCTATCGCCTTGGGCGGAGTCTTTGATTTGATTTGTGCGGGGTTCTCACACCACTGCATCTCCTTGAAGAAATACCCCATAGGCAGGTGTTCTCTCACCCACTCCCTGCGTTCCCTGAACGGCTTGTTATGGTGTCCTTCGTCGTGAAAGAGAATGTCCACTACCCAATACGGGTAATCGTCCGATGGAGTGTATTCAACAAGGTATATGCCCCTATCAAGCACAGAAGAAAGCGTGTCCAAACCCTCTTCGGACTCCACCTCATTCCCATTCACATCAAACAGAATGGACAGTCCTTCGTCTTTGTGTAAAGTCAGTCGTTCACCACGAATAACTTCAACGAAAACACCGAAGCGGTCAAGGCTTAATGCTCTTGATGGCATCGGCAAAATTAGTGGAGTCCCAATCGTCGGGACACCAATCATTTCCTCACCGTCCTTCAAGCGTTGTGCTAAAACAACGAGTGGAATAAAATTGGCTTCACGCTTCAACCGATCGTAATACAAATCGTAGTGGTTGGCGAGGGCTTGGAGTATATGCGCTCTCCTGAATGGATTCCTCCTTCGTATCATACGAATGAGAACCCAATACATATCACGCTGACTTATACGGCGTAGGAGTCCGTTCAAAATAACCGAGCGTGTTTTGCTATTATCAGCCTTGAACATTTGCGCCATCTGTTTCAGCACGAATGACAGGCTGACTCTCGTTTCCTCAGCGAGCGAAAGCCCGCTAATGATTTGGATAAGGTCAGGGTTGTCTTCAACCTCTTCGGGGTATGCGTCAGTAAGGTATAGAAATACCTCACGCAAATCCTCATCGGTTAGGCATCGTTCGATCCTGTTATCCTCATAACAAAAGCGAATGGTGTCCTCTATGTCGTTGGGAGAATTGTTGAACAAACCCTCCAACACAACGGTGGGTCTTTTGATGCCGTTATATGCTACACGACATGATGCCCCAATTGTGTTGAATTGCATGACTATTCCTCTTCTTCATCAGGGTGTCGGACGAAAGCCTCAGTAAAATAGGTGA